CTTAAACGTGCCACTAGTTGTGTTATACCAGATTTGTCCTTCGGCGTCAGTTGATGTTGGGTCCGATGACAAGTTCTGTACGTATTTACCAAAGAGTTGATTATATGTTGTCATGTTATGATACGGTTATTGTTTTGGTTCCTACGCCTGTCCATACTTCTGTGGCGTTAGATATTGTTGGAGGAGCATAACCACCAAAACCTAAACCAGCTGTTTGAGTACCAGCTCCAGCTAATTGTAGTCTAGCTGTTGCAAGTCCTGTTGGATTTGATGCCCATGATGTTCCATTCCAAAGTTCTGTAGCTGTTGTATTTGGATTACCACCAAAAGCCAAAGCAGCTGTTTGAGTTCCAGCTGATCCAAATTGACGTCTTGCAGTATTCATACTTGCAGGTAAAGTTGTCCAAGTTGATCCATTCCAAGACTCTGTAGCTGATAAATTTACAGTTCCATTATAACCACCAAAAGCTAAAGCTGCTGTTTGAGTACCTACTCCTGCTAATAATTGTCTTGCTGTATTTAAATTTCCTGTAGCTGTCCATGATGTACCATTGTAAGATTCTGTAGCTGCTGTAATTGCAGTTCCTGTGTCTCCACCAAAAGCTAATGTTGAAGTTTGAATACCTGCTCCTGCTAAATCTCTTCTTGCTGTGTTCATTGAAGTAACTGAAGTCCAAGTAGATCCATTATATTTTTCTACAGCTCCTGTTATTGTTGGTGTTCTTCCACCAAATGCAAGTCCTGCTGTTTGTATACCTGATCCTGCTAAATTAAGTCTTGCAGTGTTCATAGAATTACCATTTGTCCAAGCTATTCCATTATATAATTCTGTTGCACCTGATAAAACTGTACCATATCCACCAAAACCTAAAGCTGCTGTTTGAGTTCCTGCTCCTGCTAATGCATATCTAGCTGTATTTAAATTTCCACCTGATGACCAAGTATTAACAGATTTATATCCTTTTAAAGTTCCACTAGAACTGTTGTACCAAATCTGACCTTCTTCAGGCGTAGTTGGATCAGAAGACAGCACTAAGATGTCTGTTCCTCTAATTTGTTTAAAGGTTGTCATTTCTAACTCTAGTTATTCTGCAGTAACCAACCTTGAGTTGAATCTACATACACGAGAGTAAATCCTGCTCGTTGTGTTGCTACTGTTAAATCGGTTGCAGAACCTTGGATGGGGTTACCATTTCTTGAAACTGTAAAATTGTTTGTCTGAAACGTTCCGTTGTAATCAATAAATGATATGAAATCACCAATTGTAGGTGATGCTGGTAATGTACAAGTAATAGCAACAGATGTTGTATTTACAAAATATCCATATTTAACAGTTGCAGAAAAACTTGTTGATTGAACTGCTTGCCAAGCTGCTCCGCCTGATACAGTTGCAAAAGATAAATTACCTGATCCATCAGTTTTCATTACTTGGTTCGCTGTACCGTCTGTAGATGGTAATGTGAATGTTGCTGTAGTTGCAGCAGCGGCTGCTACTTTTAATCCAGTATATTGAGTGTTAGCTGTATTATAAATTTTTAAAGTTCCATTTGTTATTACATTTAAGTTTGCAATATTCTCTGTTGTTCCTGTAGCATTTACATAAACTAAAGATGTAACGTTTGCAGTTGTAACGTTAGCTGTTGTAATGTTTGCAGTAGTTAAAGTTGCTGTTCCACCTGTTGCAGTTGTAAATGCTAATGAAGTAGTTGTTGCATTAGTTACTGTTAAAGAAGTTACAGTTAAATTTAATGCAGTTGCTGTTTGTATTCCTAATGTTGTCCCATTAAATGTTAAATTAGATGAACCAGCAAAAGCTCCTGAAGAGTTATATTGAACATAAGTATCAGAACCACCTGGGTTAGTTGCTTGTGCTAAACCAAAGTTTATAGATGAAGAACCATTTGAATAAACATATGCTTTAGTTGCAGTTGCAATAGATACTGTTGTAGAACCACCAGATGAAATCGTAGCAGTTGCTCCAGAGTTATTTATAATTACATAATCTTTTTGAATATTTGGAACTGTAATTGTTACAGTTGTTGCAGATAAAGATCCGCTTAATACTAAAATTTTAGCACGACCTGCTTCAGTTGAATAAGTTGTAGAAGATGAATTTGTTGTAAAAGCTAAAGTTGTATTTCCTGTTAAAGTAATTGCAGCAACTCCAGATATTGCATAGTCAATATCCTGAAGGTTGACATTCGTTAGCTGTCCCCATGTTCCAGAGTTATCGCCAGTTCCTTGTAAGTTTAATCCTAAATTACTCCACGTGCTTGCCATATTAAATACCTTTTATCACTATTAAATAAATTTGTCCATTATATACCATCTATAGTAGTCCAAATAGTATTATTTGTGCCATATATTGTATTCCAAGTTGTGGAAACATTTGGATCAATTGCAGACCAACTTTGACCTGTTGTTGGATCTATTGTATTCCAAGTTTGCCCTGTTGTTGGATCAATTGCAGACCAATCCTGACCTGTTGTAGGGTTTATAGGAACCCAGTTATAAGCTATAATAGTAGGATTTCCTGTAGCTATTGTCAATTGATTTCCTGTAACAGGAACACCAATTTCAATATTTATATTACCAACACCTATATTTTGGCTATTACCATAAACAGAAACAAAAGCATAAATTCCAACTGTAGCTGAACCTGTAAATGAATTTAATATATTTCCAGATACTAAAACATTAGCATCTTCTTGTTCTGCTACACTTCCTGTAAGTAATGATAATATATTTCCAGAAACACTTGTATTAGTATCTGCTACAATTCTAACTGTACCTGTTGCAATTTGAACTTGTGATCCTGTAACATTTGTAAATTCATCAATCTGAATAGATACATTTCCGGTTTGTGTAGATAATTGATTACCTATTACATTAACATTAGAATCTGCTTTTTCACTAACAGTTCCAGTAAAGAATTGTAATAAATTTCCTGTAGTATTAACATTCGCTGTAGCGGCAATAGTTGCATTACCAATTGTTAAAGTTACTTGATTACCTGTTACAGAGATACTAGCTGTTCCTGATACAGATACTGTTCCTGTTGCAATTCCAAGTTGATTAGATGATACAACAACATTAACATCTGCTTTAACAACTGCAGTTCCAGTTTGAGTAGATAATTGTGATCCTGTTACATTAACATTTGCTTGAGTAGTTATTATTACATTTCCAGTTTGAGTAGATAACTGTGTTCCTATTACATTAATAATAGCATTAGCAACTACGGCTACACTTCCAGTATTTAAAGATACTTGTGAACCAACAGGAAGTTCATTATCTTCATCTGAAGTTTTAGCTGTTCCTGTTTGTGTAGTTAATCCTGATCCTGTTACATTTATATTAGCTTGATCGGATGTAGTTACAGTCCCTGTTTGAATAGATAATTGTGATCCTGTTACGTTAACAGTAATTGGATTGTAAATATAAACAGTTACAGTTCCAACTTGTAAAGATAACTGTGATCCTGTTGCATTGACATTTGCTAATCCTGCAATAGTTACAGTTCCTGTTTGTGTAGATGATTGTAAACCAGGATCAGGTGTTATTGCATTCCAATAACCTGTTCCCCAAGAACCTGCACCCCAAGTATTATTAGTTGTACCACCAACTTGAATAGTTAGATCTTGACCAAGTCCACCAAAGTTACCACTTCCCCAGGTTGAAAATCCCCAAAATGAATTTGAAGCCATAAATATCCTATGGCAGAGTTACTAATTGATTCTTAAAATAGCGCTTGTCGAGTTAGCAGCTGGGAACTGAATAGTAAAGTTGCCGTTTGTTGAAGTTTGGTTAGAACCGAAGTCTAAAACTACAACTGCTTTTTTCGAGTTTGTTGTGTTATAGATCAAGCAACATGAAGCTGTTAAAGTTGCAGTTGAAAATGTTGCATTACTAAAATTTATAAAAGAAATATTTTGAGCAACAGTTGCAGTTGAAATTGTTAAAGATGTTCCACCTGCTGTATAACCAGTTCCAGATACTTCAATAGAAGTTGTTCCAGTTCCAATTGATGTTGCATATGCAGTTGTACCAGTTGAAGAAAATCCTGATATAGTATTATAAAGTGCTAAGTAAAAAGTATTACCACTTGTTGTATTAAAATTTTGTGTTCCTGTGAATAGGTCTAACTTAAATGAATCTGGTACTATATTTGCCATTTTAACTCCTTAATTTTATTTAGTTGTTGTGGATTTAACAGGTATTCTAGTTTCACCCTCAACATACTCATCACGTCTTCTGCTACCAAGCTGTTCAACATCGAAGCTTTGTAACGCTTGTTGATATGATTGTTCAAATACTTGTATCATATCTGCTGGGCCTTTCAAGTACTTATATGTTTCTACTAAGCTAGCGTATAATAATAAATCTTGGGCATATACAGAAACATAGCTCGTACTTGTTGTGCTTGATGTAATACTAGCAGGTTGTTGTAAATAAGCAATATTAATTGTGTAATTAGTATTAGGGGTTGGTGCTACAAACCAAGTAGTAGCATTAAAATTTGCCCAATATTTAGGCTCTCCATAAGAACTAGTATTAGTAGCGGTTGGATTATATTCTGCTAAATAAGAACTATCTTTTTGCATTAAATTAGAAACATTTCCACTAGAATCTATCATTTCAACATATCTAATATTACGTAAACCTGATGGAACAGATATAGTAGTATTTCCTATAACTGTAACAGCTGAAGCATATAATCTAAATGCATCAATATTAGTTTCTCTATAAATTCTATTTTCAGCATTTTGAACAATTGTTGCAAGTGTAGTACTAGTAAGTCCATTACTATCTACCTCTGAATAACTTTGTATTGCTGTTGTTAGATCGCCATAATTCATAATTAACCTATAGTCTGAGCAGTTGCAATTCCACCACCGATTACTGTATCATATAATGCAGTTCCTGAATATGCATTAAATTTATAAGTATTTAAATTTAACACTGTTATATTATATCCAGTTGAAGTTGCAAGAACTGAAGAATCAAATCCTGAAGCACTATTAAAATTATTTAAAGCATTAACACTTTGAAACTGAACAATATTACCTGTTATTCTATTATGATTAGGATCACTTACAATAATAGTAGAACTATTAGCAGTTGTTCTAAAAGGATTTTCTGGTAATTCAACAGCTGCAGGACCTATTGAAATATTTCCTCCTCCAAAAAAACCAGATGCACTTGCAGTATTTGTTAAATTAACACTATAACTATCGGAGCTAACAGAAGTTAAAGTAAAACCAACTGTTGTGCTTAAAGTAGCGATTGTAAAACCATTCCCTGCATCTGGATTTATAATAATAATTGAATTTCCAATTTTACTTCCATGTCCTGGGTCATTAATTAAAATAGTTGAACTTCCAGCTGTTGCATATAAAGGATTAAACCCTAATTTAACAATAACTGCAGGTTCAACTCTATCTGGTCTTGCATTTAATAATCCTTGTGGGTCATTTCCTGGAATTTTTGGTTGTAATTGAGGGTGTTTTGGTTCGTATTCTGTGTAATGAACAAATAATCCATTCCATTCTGTTACCATTTCATCATAAGGAAATCTTTGACCTGAACGATCAGATATCGCCCATGATTTTTTACCTGTTGCAAACGTTGTCATTACATTCCATCTCCAAAATATGATTTTGGTGAAATAAATAAAGATGTTCTTTGACTATCTTCTTGTAAAGCTCTTTGTAATTCATCTTCATATAACATTTTTAATTGATCAGTTCTTAATGGAGCATATTTAATACTTAAATAATATGCCATACCAGCTGTTAAAGCAGGTAAAAAACGAAAAATAACGTCTGGAGTATTGGTATAAGCACCCGCATCTTGAATTCTTTGTAAATAATAAAATATACATTGATAAAGATTAGGACTTGTTGCATTAGAAAAATTAGATCCAGGTGTTAAATACAAATAAATACTTGGACTGTAGGTTCTTTCTACGTAATATTGAGAAGGAGTACCTTGTGCAAGTTTATTTGGTAATGCAGCATAAGCAGATCTGTCTATTTTTGTTAAAGAAATATCCACAGGTGCATTAGGAGCATTATTATTTCTAATATATGCCTCTAAAACATCATTAATATCTGTTGGAAAACCAGAATAAGTAGAAGCATTATATTGAGATTGTCCTAAAATTAAATTCATAGTGAAAGTAGTTACCTTCCATAAATGAACACCTCTGTTATCCCATTCTGAAAGTAATAAATTTAATGATCTTCTTGCGGATCTTAATTGATACCCAGAACGAGTACCATCCATAATACCTATACGTTCATAAGCTTCTTGGAAAAGCTCATCTATATCCAGATT